TTTTAGCCCTGGAAGACCCTAAACGTGCCAATTGTGAGGCGTGACCAGCACTTCTAACACCTGATTCACCCCTTCCTTGCAACACATTGACAATGCCAGAGGCTTCTTCAAACATCTGATCAATCTCTGCAATCTCTCTAAAGAGATCATTGGGGATTGACGGCGCCATTTGCTCAACCTTGGCATTAGGCATGTCAGTAGAAAGCAAACCACCAACACGATTAAGCGCAAAGTTCTTCTCATCGAGCAAGCCTGTAAAGCCAATGAGCGCTGTAGGCGGTGAGACTTGCTTAGATAATAAGTCAAGAATCTCTTGCATCCGCTTATTGCGCATGTCTTGCAAGAAAACCAACCTTGCAACTTCAGAGATTCCCCAGTAGTAATCGTACTGTGGGGTCGGGCAAAGCTGAATAAAGGGTAATTCACCCTTTAAGAACATACTTTCACCAGCTCGGTCATAGATGATGACGTTAGGGTCAGCAATGGTGACGCACTGATAGTCCTCAGTCATGTCATTCCAGACCCATAACTCAGTCATCTTGATCGTGTCTTCAGCAACACGAGCCTTGTATTGCTGCATCCCAGCAATATTGAGGTTCACATTGCCGTACATCGTTGGATCAGTGGCCGACAGAATCAAACGCTGAATGCCATCAGGCACTTGGTTCTCTTGACTTTGCCCCATTTGCAAGCGAGCAAGCAGCGCCTCACGCTGTGGATGCGAGTAAAGCCTAGCGTATAACTCAGAGCGTGTGATGTAGTAAATCTGAATCAACGCTTCTTGGCGGTCGGTGTGCGGGGTATCTTCTCGATACACGCCAATACACCGTGGATCAACCATGTAGGGGTGCAAGCCATTCTTTTGAATGAGCTTAATGAAGGTGGAGTTGTAGCAAAGCGCCCAGTTCAGCGCCTGGGCAAATACCTGATCAGCATTGCTGTTGAGCCAATCGTCATTTAAGGCGCCTGTCAGCGAAGGAATCTTGGTTTGTTCGTGCTTATTGACTGAGGCACCGAGCGAAATCGTAAAGCGCGTAGTTTCTGCTGAGTAGAGGAAGGAGGAGAGCTGGTCAATGTGCGGGTAAATCTTGTTGTAGTACGCAGGTGGTGCATCCAATCCCGCACCAAAGAGGTAGTAAGAGCGCAGCGAGTCATAAGTACCTGTGCGCTCCTGAATGCTGACGGAGCACTTATCTACCAAGTCATTGTAGAAATACTCTCTCTGGATGGGATCGTCAGGAATTCTCATGTAGGCAACTTTAAGTTCTCATGATCACGAATGACCACCGAAGGCGTTGGTTTGCGCAATGCTATACCACTTTCTTTGACAGCAGACAAGCCCCCAACGGTTTCTCCGTGTATCGAATTCAGATTGTAGTTGCCTAATTGTTTGGGGTTGCCCCACTGCACGGCAAAGGGATTCTGTGGTTGCGAGGCTTGTTTATTGCCTAGCAGAGCATGTTGTTGGTGATCACCTTCACGCGACGACTTAATATCACTCATGCCGTAATCCTTGGCTAATTCTCTAAGCGTCGTGTCAGCATGTTTGGTGGAATCGGATTTCATACCCACGGCTTGCAAGAACACCATTTGCACATCGGATGTACATCCATGCGGGCACACAGGCTCTCTGCTTTCAAAAAAGCCATGTGCTGGACATTTGTAATCATGAACGACTGCCATAGTTTCTCCTTAGTTGCTGGTCAAGATCAGGACGTTGATAGTCTTGGGATTTAGGTCGAATGCCAAGATCAAGTTTGAATCCACTGCCATCAAAGGTAACGAGCCTGCGCCTTACCATTTGCGGCTTAGGTTGCTTGCGAAACTCCACATACTTCTTACCCGACTTCACCATCACGGCAACTTCACCATTCACCCAATGCTCATAAGCACGGTTTACACGGGTCTGTACGAGTTCTGTAAGCGGGTATTTACCATTGAGAAACACATCTCTTAAGTGCAAGGGATCAAGGCCGCATAGCTCGGCAAAAAGAGCAATGGAAATACCGCGTTTCTTATCACGCATAAACGCAGGAATCACTTCCATCATTTGACGTTTACTGAGGCCCAACGCCAATAGCCTTTAAGTAGTTGTTGATTTGTTTGTCTACCACCGGCACTTGCACAGGCGTTATGGCTTCTTCTTTGCGATCACGCGTCATACGCATTTGCAAGAGCCTTGGCATGAGTTGCTCGGCAAAGGCTACGCAAGCAAGGGCTGTCGCAATGACACGATCATCTTTGTTGCGCCCATAAGCAGCAATAGAACCTTGGTCACGCACGACGGATTTCATCTCTTCGAGTAAATCCATCGAGTAGACATTCATCATCCCGCGCTCGAAATAATCCTTGAAGTAATTCAGCATCCGCTCTTTGGATGAATGCGTGGTCAGGTAACCGAGCGAGTTCGAGACACCGCCTAGTGAGTCATTACGCCGCCACAGGTAGTGCTGCATGTGCGATAGAACATCCATTAAGCCTCTAGCCTTGCGAGGTTCCATTGTCTGCGCCTGGCGTTTAAGGTTTCGCATCTCATTAATCACAGCTTGTCCAGGGCCATTGACTTCTAGGTTGAGGGTGGAGTTCTTATAAGCCCCTGCCAGGTAGCAGACAACCCAGGCGAACTGGTAGGTGTTGAGTTCAGAGGTAGCGAATTCCGCAACTTGATCAAGTCCATCTGCATAGCAGCGGTAGATTTGGATGCAGAAACGATCAGCCCAGTCGCTGCTTCCATATGCTGGATCAGCACCGATGACGTAGTAGGCGTTTTCAATCGGCTCCTCCCATACTTTCAGCGTTGCCATGCGCTCTGTTGAGTTAATTAACTCAGTGTCTTCGAAGTATTGTCCCATTGAGAAGCGGTAGAACCGAGGTAACAACTGCTTGGCAACCTTGGCTTGATCAGTGCATCGGGCATGTGAGAAGAAACTCGAACCCGTCATGATGAAGGCATAGTCTTCTGTGGGCGGGAACTCTTGATACATGAGGGCTTCATCCTTAATCCCCTCATTCATCTTCCATCGCCACCAGGCAATCTGCCTTGAATTGATCTCTACCTGGTAGAGCTTCTTAATCTCTCTTGTCCATTCCTTTTCTTCAGGACTTAGCTTGCCATCCCAGTACACCTTATAGACATCTGACTTGGCATCAGCACTGTAGAGTTCATTGCGCCACCAGCCACAAAAGATGGCTTTCTGGGTTCTTGCACGTTTAGCCACTGCCCACATGTCATGCCACATGTTGAAACCACGCGCTGTGCTCTCAAAAAGGTAAAGCCGATTAGGATTCTTTTCTGCCAGAGAAGCTAGCAATGAAGCCAATCCCTCTTCATCACCCCAAGACGATGTTTCTGTGCCATGCAGGTAGGTAATGCCCTTACCACGCCCTAAAGACCCTTTGGCTCGCAATCCAGCCACCTGGTAGAAGAGTCTTGATCGGTTCTTTAAGACCATCTGATTCCTGTTATGCGTCATCAAAGGAATCTTGTATTCCGGTGGCAAACCATCCATGTACATGGCAAGTGTGGTTCTAAACTGGTCTCGGTTCTCTTCGGTATCAGTTGTGAGCGTTCCCTGAAACCCAGGGTTCTTAAAATGCCAGTAAAGGTCTAAGGCAAGCGATATGGTTGTAATTCCAAGCTGTCTTCCCTTGAGAATCACAAAGAAATGGATGTCATTGTTCAGACCCTTGGCGATCTCTTCCATCACATAGGTCTGGCTGCCAAGCAAACGATTACCTAAGCGTTGAATGCCCAGCTCTTTGGTTTCTACTTTGAGCTCTTTGCAGAACTTGTAGAAGTGATTAAGGTCAAACTTCATTCAATGCCTGGTTCATATTCGTAATAGGTGCAAACCTTCTCTGCCAGCAAGCCATCTCGGATGCAGATCAACACCACTTCTTTTTCATCATGGCTTTCCTTTAGTCCAATTTCTTGGCTGTAGTGGCAGTTTCTGCAATCGGGCTTCAATTCCATAGTTTTCCTTTAACCACAACACCGTCTTTTGCTCATCAGCACTCAAAGGACGTTTCTTTCTCTCTTCCTCATACCACTTCATTGCCAGATACGGATAGCTTGGATCGCCTTCTGCATACTTCGTAATCCATCTCACCGCATCATCATGCTTCACTCAATCCTCCACACCCTTACACCATTCTCTACCTTCCTCGCTGTGAACTTCTTTCCCGTTCTTCTCCACTCTCTATAGTTAGCATTACATAGCTTAGATAGATCACCACCTTCAAGGTAGAAACTATCTCCTAGTTCTAACAGGTCGTAAGGATATTTAGGGCCAGTCTTCCTCTCCGGTATATCTAAACCTCTCTCTAACGTAAACATCTCGTACATCTCCATGTTGTCGATGTACTCATCATACACAAATAGATATTTAAGGTAGGCAGGAAAAGCAGTTTTTCTTTGGGGCGGGGATGGTAGTGGTGCACCTAAATCCCGACCCCCCGTCCCATTTACTTGCGCCAAGAACGATCGATCTGCGCGACTGGTTGTGGCCAAGTCATGACCATGTGGCTTCGAGCATAGCGATGAGCAGGCATGTCATGGCGGGGAAAGGCTCACCGTCCGCCCCTTGTACCCATTGTCAATTGATGCACCGGGCGTATAGATATAAATCCATCAATGTCCCTAGATCATCGAAGAGAGTTAGTCCTATATATATATCTATACAAGTACACCTATAGACCTATATGTATTCTTTAAGATTTTAAGAGTACATCTCTTGCCTATCTAATGTCTCGGTGTGTATTTGTGTGAATCTAATACTAAAGTATCTAGAGCATATACACAAAGCATGTGATTATTCTCTTACTTAACTTTACTTGGAGATAACACAAATGAACAAAGACAAAATCATCGAACTATTTAGAACCGGCGGTTCGTTCAGTGTGCGCGAGGGCAAGTTCTACCATCCATCATTTCGCAAGGGATGGCGCAAGATGACTTTTAGCAATATCAGCCTTCAAGCTGCAGAGAAAGCATTACAAGAAAAGCTTGTGACAGAAAACGGCGTTACACGATTCGCATAACAGATAGGGGCTAACCGCCCCTCTTAACCTATAGGAGATAAACATCATGGATATAGCGCAAACAATCACCGATCGAATCATCAGCGAACTAGAGCAAGGAACTGCGCCTTGGGTTAAGCCTTGGCATGAAGATTGCGAGTCATACAATCCGGTTTCAGGCACTGTATATCGTGGCATGAATCAACTTTGGCTCAGCATGATGGGTATGGGACGGTCTAATGCTTGGCTCACGTTCAAACAAGCTAGTGATGCAGGCCTGAGCGTTAAGAAAGGCTCAAAGGGTGTACCTATCATCTTCTGGAAGCAATTATCGATCAACAAGAAAGATGATGCAGGCAATGATGTAAACGCCACAATTCCAATGCTCAAGCATTACTTTGTCTTCAATGCTGACGACATTGAAGGCGCAACCTTTAGCAAAGGCTCAGGCAAGCTGCAGGGTTCTATCGATAGCAGGGTGCAGGCAGTAGTAGATCGCCTTGCTCTTACTGGTGGGGTTCAAAAGGCTAGCAGTGCTTTCTACCAAGCAAGCAAGGACTGTATCGGTATGCCTGAACTAAGTAGCTTTCGATCACTTGCTGACTATCACGCTACTTTGCTTCATGAATGCGTTCATGCCACCGGCGCTAAATCAAGGCTCGATCGGCAATTGATGAATCGTTTCGGCAGCGAAGCCTACGCTTTCGAGGAACTCATTGCCGAGTTAGGTGCTGCCATGCTTTGCATGAAAACCGGTGTAGACGGTCAGCTGCAACATGCAAGCTACATCGAATCATGGCTCAAAGTCTTAAAGCAAGATAAAAACGCAATCATTAAGGCTGCAAGCAAGGCTCAAGCGGCTATGGACTACTTGATCGATACCAAAGTAGCAGATGAGCAAATGCCATTGGCAGCATGATTTCAGCTTATAGCCCATTGCAATCAGTGGGCTATGGGATGCAATCAGCATCACTTAACCAATAGGAAAAACATCATGGAAGTTAAAAAGCAAAGGCTCACAAAGGAACAAAAGGCTGCAGTGCAGCATTATGAGTATTGCCTAAGGCAAGAGGATCGATATCTTGGCAGCGTTTTCGCAAACGCTCACGGTCAACGCCTAATCGAAGAAAAAACAAGGCAAGCCTATGAAAACGCTAAACGCTTAGGCGTTAATCATTTGTGCTAGGGGATGAAAATGGACGATAAAACCATTGAAATGCACAAAACAATTCTCATGGCTTACATGTCACGCCTAACTTTGGCAGATATTCAGGATATGCAACATAGAGCTAAGGACTGCACTTATGCAGGCATGAACTTAGGCAATCAATCACAAATTAATGCTCGCGCAGCCCTTTACGCTTCAGTGTGCAGGGCAATCGAGAACATGTGCAGCCACGATAAAGAATTGATCACTCAAATTATCGAGGGTGAAACATGCAAAGCCTAATCGATTGGACTATCGCCGTGCTTTTCGGAATTGCCCTTGCCTGCGCGATCTTCTTTAACCTATAGGAAAAATCATGCTTACTACTGACTTTACCGGCACTTATGACTATGAAATGGAAGAGGCGCACCATGCTGCCCAGTACATCATCGAAGACTATGCCGACGGTTACATTGAATCATCCGATGAATTGCACCGTCGCATCAATAAAGAGCGTATGCACTGGAAGACATGCTTACCTGAAACATTCGAAGACTTCGACAAGCATTTCATCGCCTACTTGCGTCAACACTTACCCGCTAGCGAGTCCCTTTAACCTTTAATAATGCCACTCAGAGCCCTTAAACGGGCTTTTGAGGCGTTTTCTCTACCTAATTGGAGTCAACCTACATGGAAGATAGACAAGTCCCTACATGGATCGATTTAATCGATCATCAAATTCAACCCGATAAATGGTTCAGGCCCGTCGATCAGGTCTGGAGAGAACATGGTTGGAAGCCACCATCGACCGAGTGCCTGGAGACTATGCGAAAGCACAAAGCATTCCGCACCTGGTCGCATTACACACCCTCGCGGGAGCCCCAATCGTGAGTAAGAAGCAATTAAAAGACATTGAGACCCAAGCCATGATCGATAAGTGGCAAGAAGAACTTGCAAGGCATGTGGCCTATCTTCCAATCCTATGCGAGCAGGCAGGCGTTGATGAGCATGAGTTGCACCGAGCCATTGAGATTCACTTCTATGTTCGCAGTATGAGCAAGGGGGCTATGCAATGACAGAGAACAAAACAGCAAAGACACCAACGGACGGTGGGGCAGCGTTTCCCGTTGCACATTCATACCTAATCCAACCAGGTATGTCCCTGCGTGATTACTTTGCAGGGAAGGCGATGCAAGCACTGGCGCAGCCTGGGCATTATTTTGATGCAACCGCGAAGCAGGCTTACATGATTGCAGACGCGATGCTGAAAGCGAGGGATCGATGAGCAGAAAAGCTATGCAGGTGGCGCTTGAGGCGCTGGAGAGTGATCCAATAAGTCATGCTGGGCTTGTGACCGTATTATCGCCAGGTAAAGGTACGGGTTGCGGGTACACAAACATTAATGAAAACTGGACACATCTTTACACCGCACCACAAAAGCGTGAATGGGTTGGTCTGACGGATGATGAGATTGAAGATCTGAGTTATCTATCCCAGAAAATCGACGAAGGTAATGCACCCTGGTTTGATCGTTTGGGTTTTGCCCGTGCCGTTGAGCAAGCCTTGAAGGAGAAGAATCATGGATAGAGAAGAAATAATCCGCATGGCGCGGAAGGCTGGATTGGCTTACGGGCCTGACGAAAAGCCATTAGGTTCTGTAACACGTTTCGCTGCCCTTGTCGCTGCTGCCGAGCGGGAGGCGTGTGCGAAGGTTGTCGAAGATTACTGCGGTGCATGGGACGA